AGGACGTAGTCCGGCTCCTTCCCACTCTGGAGGCCTGATTCCACCGGCATTTCTGAAGACTTCATTGCGTGCCTCCTCAAGGGACATTTTGCCTTTGCGATATTGTAACCAGATGCCATCAATCTGATCGACGTTCTTGGCTTGGCTCTTGAAGGTATCAGGATACAGACCACGCACCGCTTCCCAAGTGATCGATTGCATCTCGCGGGGCAGGATGCCACGCTCTTGGGCAGCCCGGCGATAGGCCTCGGCGTAGATGCCATAGGTGCCCTGCACGCCCGTGATTGAGCTGTTCTTGGGGCCACCCTCACCAAGCACACCTGAGCCAAAGTTGTGCAGCACTTCGCGGCTGTTGCCAGACAATGGGCGCAGCAGACCAGCAGCCACCGCATGGGTGTCAATGGTCACCGGGCCTGCCGGGTCATTGGGCGCATAGATGTTGCTGTAGAAGTTGCGCACCTTGTGCTGCTGGCCAAGGTTCATGCTGATCGTGTCAATGCGCGGGTCTTCCAGAATGACAATGGCTTTGCCGATTTCATTGAGCGAGCCCCAGCCAGTTTGTGTTGGGGTCTTTCCATCCTGGTTCATGCGCACGCCAACAAAGTCACCTTCTGGGCTGACGATCTGGTGCTCGCGTGGGTTCTTTGCTTGGTCGTAGGTTCGCAGCCACATGGCCTTGAGGCCGGGCTCCTTGACCTCGGCCAGAGTCTTGCCCCGGATGGCATTGACCATCGGCGCGTATTTGGCATCGCCAAAGATGGTCTTGGCAATTACATCCATGCTGGAGTCCCAGCGGGTTGATTGTTGCTTGGTTGCAATGTCGAGGACGCGCTGGCCTAGCGACACATTCATAAACCAGTCCTTCTGCGGCGAGAGCACGGCCAGCACGCCAGATACCGCCTGATCGGGTACGCCGTAGTCCAGTGAGAAGCGGTCGGCAATGGTGCGTGCGCCGTCATACCAGAGCTTGCTGCGCTGGCGCGTGGCATCTGGCACTTGATCGTGCAGGTACAGCAGATTATTTTTTACCTCAGTGATGAAGTCCTCTGCTTGTTTGTCAGGGTTGCGTGCCTTGCTGGCAAAGTTGGGGTATTGACGTATTAAGCCCATGTTGTACGCAAAGGCATTGGGGTCTTGCTTGGTTGCCTGGAGGTCAATCACCAACCTGCTGGTCAGCGGATCCTCGGTTCTCTTCACTGCGGTCGGCAGGCGGGTGCTGACCAAGTTGGGGCCAAGGGGCTGCGCGGCAAGCCCTGGAGCACCCGTCGGCATTTCTCCCACAGGTGTAATGCTCAAGCCAACAGGCATATTTTTAGGCAGCGCTTTTGCGGCCTTAACTGTGCCAACAGCGCCAGGGATCATGCCCAGCGCGGCTCCACCGGCCTGCAGCGCAGCGGTGCCGTAGTCACCGCGCTTGGCAGACTCGACAGCCTCACCGCCCATGATGGCTGCTTCCTCGGTCTGCATGGTGGTGCCCAGGAAGGGCACAACGTCTGCTAGACCCATGCTCAAGGGCAGGTTGCTACTAGGGCCGCCTATGAGCGTCTGAGCGTTCTGGCGTGCTTTGTAGCGGTCTATACCCATACCTTCAAAGCCAGCCTGCAAGAAGTCAGACAGGCGCTGCCTGATAGTCGGGTCAAATGGTTTGATCTCAGCCTGTGGCCCACCACCACCAGCATCGGTCATGGTTTGGCCGGGGCCAGCGGCCAGCAGCAAATCATTAGGCTGCCTGCCGGGCTGAAACAGCTCTGGCCGCAAGTCTTCAACCGGCTCGTCGGGGAACTGCAAAGCAGTCAGGGCTGACAGGTATTTGTTTTCAATGGAGCTGTAGGCCATGATTATTTACCTTTTGCCTTGCTGTTTTTATATTTCGCAACCAACGCAAGTGCTTCTTTTCTGGTTTTTGCTTTGCCCAGTACAACTTCGCCGGGTTCTTCCAACCCCGCAGTAAATTGTGGGTTGGGTTGATAACGCACTACGCCTGTTTCATCTCTTTCCCAAAAAATATCTTGCTGAGCAATGAGGCTTGCGTCTTCTCGGCCTATATAGCCTTGCATACCTGTTTTAGAACTGGAAGCAATTGAAGGACTGGCATCAGTAGCTGGTGCTTTGCTAGGTGCTGCTGGCGTAACCGCAGGCGCAGGTGGTGCGGCTGCTGGAGCTGGAGCTGGAGCAACAGGAGGAGGCGGAAGCGGAGCGTTTTGTCTAAATTGGGGAACATTATCTGAAACAGGCGCAGCAATAGGAGCTGGTGCGGGAGCTGGTGCTGCTACAGGTGCAGGAGCTGGCGCTGGGGCTGGGGCTGGGGCTGGGGCTGGCGGTGGGGCTAACGGCGCAGGTGCTGCTGGTGGGCTGGGTATTGGCCCAGGCTCATTCCCTTGAGCTCGCTGCAGCAACTTTTCCAGCTCGGCAATCTGGCGTAATTTGTTCACATCGCTGCCAGCTTTCTGGCGCAAGGCAGGCAGGTTCTCAGCGGTCACCGGGCCGGTAATCCAGTCTCGGCCCGGCTTGGAGCTTCCATCCGCACGCTTCGCATACTCGTCAATTTGTTTGCGTGCTGACCTGGCGTCTTCGCTGTTTCGGCTTGTGGCAATTCCGCTCTCCAGTTGGGACAGGATCTGGCGCGGTGTCAGGGTCTTGCCCTCGGCGGCTGCTGCCGACTGTATCTGCAGCGCCTGGGCCTTGAGCTCGTTGCGGCGCTGGAACTCTGCGCCCTTGGGATCAAGCACCACAACGCTGCCAGGGATTACCGGGATACCCGCGAGCTGCGAGAGGCCGCGATCCAGGTCTGCGCTGTCGCGCCGGTCATCGGCCTGCAAGAGCTTGAGCGCAGCCACGGCATCCTCGCCGTTTATCCCTTTGCCAACCAAGCCCCAGATCTGCCTGGAGTCGGTGATGGTGTTGTTGTAAATGCCGTTGAGCAGGTTGAAATAAACCCCCTGATCGGTCGGCGTCTTCTTTGCCTCTTTTGGCTCAAGCAGATCCTTGAGCGTGCCAATGGGCACAGACCCCGGTGGCAGCGCGGTGAGCTGGGCGATGAGCTGCTTTTTCTTTGGGCTGTTGTCGGGCAACGGAAAGATCTGCTCCAGCAGGTTGATGGCTTCAGCTTCACCAACTCGCTTTGCATCTGCAACCTTGGCATCAGCAAGTGACTTACGGGCGTTGACCGCCACCATAAAATTGGCAGTCACCTTGGCCACCGACTCAAAGTCATTTGTGATCATGGATTGCAACACCGGACTCATGTTGCCCAGGTCGCCAGCCTTTAGCTTGGCCAGCGTCCTGTCTGGGTCAGCCATGTTGTCATCAGACATCAGCGCCTTTGTCACAGCGTTAACCTTTGCGGTGCGCAGTGCTACCTCAAATTTTGTGCTGTATTCGGTCTGCAAGCCTTTGTCGCCAAGCAGCAGGGATTGAGTCAGCACATTTTTTCGGAACACATCTGCGAGCTCGTCAATGGAACGCACTTGGCCGGTTGAGTCTGTAAAGCTGCCTTGGGATATTGTGGCTTCCAGCAGTCGCGTGCTGGTGTCAAAGTCAGAGTCAAACTTAGCAATGCGTTGATTCTTTGCTCTCTCAAGCTCGGCCTTGTAAGCAGCATTGAGCACAGTGTTGCCATGCGTGGCCATGGTTGCGCGGAACTTGATCGCGGCTTCTGGGTCAATGCTAGACAGCGATTTTGAAAAACCGTCCGACATGGTCTTGACTTTGGCGCTGACTTGTTCGGATGTAACGCTGCCATTCTCAACGCCAGACAGCAGCTTGACCAGCTCGTTGCGGCCCTCCATCTCAAAGTGCCCAGACAGCTCTAGGCTTCGGGCTTTGGCTACGGCTTGGTCAAAAAAATTAGATGAGCTGGTGCTGCTGATTGGAGATGTTTCGCCACGACCGCCAAGGCCAATTGTTGTGCCGTTTTTTGCGGCCTCAAGCTGATCTGCTGAAGGCGGGTTGCTTGCAACATATTGCAAACCCTCTTGCTGGCGCATGACACCAGCCGACTGAAATGCACTTGCGCTCATGCGGTCAAGTACTTGCGCCAATACATTTGCTGTTTGCGCTTCAACTCGCGGCCCGATATAGTCCACTGGCTGCTGCTGGGCCTGCACGATTGGCACGCTGCCCACCGAGCGAATCTGCATTTGTCCTGATTCGATTCTGGTTGCCATGCTTATTTTACCTTTGCGTATTCACTGAGCCCTTTTCCAAGGGTTGCGCCAGCAAGGATGCCGCCACTTCTGCGAGCTGCATCAGCAGCGGATGAGAGCTGGCCAGCTTGGCTTCTGGCGCTGTACAGGTTGAGCATGTTCTGATAGTCGGTGGACTCCAGCATGGCGCTGGCATCCTCAAAGCCCAGCACCCGTGCGGTCAGCGCGTTGAGGTCGGAGATGCCAACATCGCGCATGGTGGCCGCCACGTTCTCGCGCTGCACAGCCTGGATAGATCCCTCACCCAGCACCACGCCGCTCGCTGCGGCCCTGGCACGCACCGTTGCGTTGGTGGCTCGCATGTTCCTGAGCAGGGTGTTGCCAGCGATCTGGTAGTTCTGAGCTTCGATCTCTGCTTTCTTAAGCGTGCGCCCGGCCTGGATGGTGGCGTACTGCTCGCTCATGTTGGCACGCACTTCAGACACCGCCAGGGTGTCGCGTGCTTGCAGCAGATAGCTGGTCTGCTGGTTGATCGCGGCAGCTCTCTGCGCCTCGGCCTCGCCATAGGCACCAATTACCCCAGCAATACCAGTCATTTGTCCTTGTGTCAGTGCCATGTCATGTTCCTGAGAAAACAGCCACGCGATAGTCCAGGCCCAGCAGGTTCATCTTGACCGGCAGGTCTTGCGACACCTCAATGGACTGCTCGCGGTTGTAACCCAGCACGCCGTTTACCCGTTTAATGCCGGTGAACTCTGGGATCGGGTCATCCAGCAATGGGTTGTCCAGCAACCGAAAAGCAACCGGCTGCTGGTTGATGATCATGTTCTGGGTTTTGTTGAGCACGGCGCTGATTTCCACAATGCGCTTCTTCATCGACACCCGGCTGCCGGTCTGCAGCTTGACCTCGGCAGGCATAGTCTTGACGAAGACATTGATCGGCAAGCCGACCTCGTAGCTGGTGGTGCTGGAGCGGTCAAACGTCACCGAGCCGCCGCCGCTCACAGTCTCGTTGCCCTGGGGTGAGCCATCGCAGATCACGTTGAGCGATTTGGCAATGTGGGGCAGGCCGCTGGCGCTAACTGCGGCACCACCCACAAACGCGCAGTCAGTAAAATATTCGTACCCAAAGAGCTCAATGAAGAACCTGGTGGTGCCATTGAAGACCCGTTGGGTCACCACATAGATTGTGTTGACATCCACGCCCACATCGATAAAGAACCCGTCGGTGGTGAACTCAGACGGGCTGGTTACCTGCTGGCTGCGCATAATGCTGAAGGCTGCAATGCTGCCGTCATCGGTGTTGGTCATCAGCAACAAATCGGCCTCTTCGGTGCTCGATGCACGGCGCAAAGCCACGCGCTGCGGCCCCTTGAGTAGGTGCCCAGACAACAGGGAGATCCGCTGGGTGATGTAGGTGAGCTGGGTGTCGCTAAAGATAAACTCGTTCAGGGATTTGCCCTGGCGCTGGATGTAGATCGAGCCCGACTCCACAGATTGCACGCGAGTGCCCGGCTTGATGCCATTGCGGCTGACGTTCTTAAATGTAAAAGTTAGCGGGGTGACTGGGTCGGTTCCAGCTTGCGGAATAAAAAACTCGCCGCCGGTGGTGAACACTTGGAAGTCACGGCCAGAGATGATGTCGGTGATGACGTTTAGGTCGTTGGTGTCTAGCGTGGCCTCGACCGCATCATCATCCAGCGACTCGGTTGGCACAAAGTCAAAGAACAGGCCGATCTTAGAGCCCCATACCGTTGATGGCCGAGACTTGCTACCGCCAAAGTACAGGCGACCCTCATGAAAGGTGACCGTGCGTGGCCAGCCCTTGGTGCTCGACCAAGCATTTTCGTAGTTGTGCTCCAGCTCCCAGCGGCCAGCATCGATGACCGTTGTGTTGAAGAACGGGTATTCGGTCACCGCCTCAACCACCGTGGCCGACACATAGCGCAGTATCCTGGCTCGGCCTTGCGGCTGCACGTTGACGTACTGGTTAACCGATTCGGTTGTCCAGGTGGTTATTTCGTAGTGGCTGGTATTGTTGGGCGCGGGTGAGAAGGCAATATCGACGGTGGCCACCTTGGTGCTGCCGACATAGTCTTCAATGATTCGGATCTGCCCAGCCCCGGTGCCGCTGGTGATGGTGACGTACATGCCGTTGTAAATGTCATCGGTAGAGCTGGAGGTGTTCTTGAGGGTAATGGTAGTGCTGCTGCCAGCTTGCGCTGCGCCACTGTTATGGTGCGTTGTTGAGGCCGTTAGGGTCACGTTGCCCGACACCGCAGACGGGGTCAGCGTCGATCCGTTGTTGGTGTGGAAGTCAATGTTGAATGCGTATTTTGGGATCGAGTCAAACGTGATCGTGGTGGCCGTCCAAGCGCTGTCGCTGGTGCGAGTGATGCGCACCGGCTGCAGATCAGGATGGACAACGATCAGCGTGTCGGCAGACTGCGTCCAGCACATGTCGTCCACAAGATCGCTAGTGATGGTGGTGGTCAGGTAACTGTTGCCGCTGCCATTGATGTTTGTCACCACCGCGCCGTTTTTGATGACGTGCATGCGGTTGTGGGTAAAGCACAGCATGTAGCTGTCGGACACCGAGAACTGAAATGGCACCAGTCGCACACCGTTGGCCGCACTGGATGCGCCAGCAGAGGCGTTGGGCAGCTCAAAGATGTGCTTGGTACCTGGCCTACGCCGCAGGCCGCCCTGGGGCTGGATGAGCACGTTGGTGGCCTTGGCCAGGGCGTTGTTGTAGGCCTGCAGATCAACCCGCGCACGCAACAATGGGTCGAGCTCGCCCGTTGCGAAGTTGGTGGTGAACTCTACAAAGCGGGGCATCAGTTCCTCACTGCGATCAGGCTGTAGTCTTCGATCACCCGCACCGGGGTGTTTTGTCCATCAATCTGAGCCGCCGTGCGGAAGTAGCCGCCGCGCCCGTTCTCGGAGATGTCGCCAGTGGCCACGCGCTGCCACTTGTTGGCTTTGTCCTGCTGCTCGGTGACGGTCTCGGCGATGTGCCACGCCACCTGATATTTGAGCAGTTGCACAAAGTACTGGGGCATGGCGTACTCTGGCGTGCTGTACTGGTAGTCGATGAAGACGCTGGGCAGGTTGGTGAGCAGTACGTCACCTTGGATCTCCCAGTCCTTCTGAATAGGTGAGCCCTGCGCAGAGCTTTGGACAACCAGCCTGGGCGAGGCCAAGCGGTCACCCGGCAGTTGGTATTGGTAGCGCCAGATGCTGGTGGGCGTGGTCCT